TGATGTTCTGGCCACCGGCCTTCATCACTTCGGAGGCGGTGATGACGTGCTCGTTGTTCGAGCCCCAGAACAGGATGTCGTCCTTGGTCCCGTTGCCGGAGCCGCCGGAGCCGAAGTAGTTCAGCGGACCACCGGTCGCGCGGGTCGGGATCAGCGGCAGCGCGAACGCGTCCGGCAGCACGCCGCCCAGCAGCCCGTCGATCGACTTCCACGCCTTGAGTAGGCCGTCGTTCCAGACGGTGCCCAGCACGAAGTTGATCGGGATGGCGGCCTTTTCCTTCAAGCCGTCCCAGGCGTGACCGATGGCGTCGACCGCTGAGGAGAACCAGCCAGTGACCTTGTCGAGCGCCTTCTCCAGCCATGGGAAGGCCGTGTCGGTCAGCCAGCGGATGATGTCGCCCATGGCGGTGAACTGATCCGACCAGTACGCCGCGAAGCCCTGCACGGCGGCGATCACGACCGGCAGCGTCTGCTCGACGAACCAGGTGAACGCGTCGATCATGTCGACCAAGATCGGGCTGACTTCCACCAGCACGTCGATCAGCGGCGGCAGGATCTCCGCCGCCATCCGCGCCAGTTCCGGCAGCAGCGGCGTGATCGCGATGAGGAACTGGCCGAACGACGACACCAGGTCCGGCAGCAGCGGCGCGATCTCCTTGAGCGCGTCCGCGAGCGCCACGCCCAGGATCATCGCGGTCTCCGCGAGGACCGGGGCGATTTCCTCGATGACCGGCCGCAGCTCATCCGCGAAGATCTTGATGACCGGAGCGAGCGCCTTGAAGATCTCGCTCAGCGCCGGGGCGAGCGCCTGGATCAGGACCGACAGATTGTCCGCGATCAGGGGGATGATCGGGGCGATGGCGACCACCAGATCGGCGAACGCCTGCGCCAGCGGGCCGAGCGACGGCTGGAGAGCGTCGATGACCTGGGTGAGGGTGGTCCCCAAGACCTGGAGGATCTGGGACAGCGGACCGACCAGCGGAATGATCGCCTTGCCCAGGCTGATCATCAGGTCCGCGAGCACCGGGAGGACCGGCTCCAGGCCCTTGATCAGGGCGTCCAGGACCGGCCCGAGCACGGGCATGATCCGGGTCAACGACTCGACGAAGACCTTGCCGATGTCGCCCAGGCTCGGCGCGATCACGGAGATCACATCAGCGAACGAAGTCAGCAGCGGGCCGAGACTCGGCAGCACCTTCGCGCCGATGTCGAGCAGCTTGGCGGTGATGGTGCCGAGCAAATCCCCGACACCACGCAGGGTGCCCTCGAATCCGACGAAGACCTGGTCCAGGACGCCGTTGCCCGCCGCGCCGGAGAACGCCTTCGCGATCTCCGTGCCGATGTTGCCGAAGGCCGCGCCGACCCCCTCCAGGTGCGGCAGCGCTGTCGCGGCGACATCCGCGATGGCCTGACCGAATCCCTCCGCTCCCTCGCGCGCGCCCTGGAGGAACTGCTGGGCTCCGGCGAAGCTGTCCCGGATCGCCTGGAGGCCTGTGGCCGAGCGGGTGAACTCGAAGAACCCTTGGGCCATGCCGTTCAGCTCACCGGCGACGCCCTTCATGCCCTCCGTGAGCGCGGACAGAGCGACACGGGCTGTCTCGGTGAGCTGGCGGCCGAGATCGGCGAACAGCACGTCCTGGACAGCCTTGCGCGCAGCCTCCAGCGTCGGGGCGAGATCCCGCGCCGCCAGCACGAACGCCTGCGCGTTGGGGCTGAGGCGGGCCAGCGCGTCGGCGAACTTCTCGCTGGCGGTCCCGGCTCCGCTCTGCGCCTTGGCGAGATCCCGCGCGGCCTTGGCGACAGCCTCGTTCGCCCGCACCACGTCCTTGTGCGCGTCGGCCAGAGCCTTCTCCGACGACGCGACCTGCTGGTTGGCGCGCTCCTCGGCCTTCTTCGCCGCCAGGACCTCGGGAGCCTGATCGACGCCCTTCTGCTGCTCCTCGTTCGCCTTTTCCTGGAGCTTGCGACCGTCCTCCTGGGACTTGGCCAGGTTGAGCTGCGCGCGCTGGACAGCGAGGATCGCGCGCTGCCGGTCCAGGGGGTCGGTGAACTTGCCGGTCGCGAGCCGCTTCTGCGCCTCGGCCAGATTCAGCCGAGCCTCGCGCTCGTCCAAGTTGGCCTCGGCCAGCGACAGACGGTAGCCGTCGAGGCGCTCCTGTGCCGTCTTGTACGCCTCGCCTACGGCCTTGGCGGCGTCGGCCGCGTCCTCTTGTGCGTTGGACAGATTCTGCTGTGCCTGAGCGACGTTGTCCGTGGCGGACGCGAGCTGATCCTGGGCGGAAGTCAGCTGGCTCTGGGCCGCCTCCACGGCCTCGCTCTGGGTACGCGCGTCGGCGGCGGCGTTGGCGGAGATGTCCGAAATGGCGGAGAACGCATCTCCGATGCCCTGGAAACCGACGACAGCCGTCGCGCCGATCGCGGCGATGGCGGGGGAGACAGCGGCGAGCGCGCCGACCAAGCCACCCACCGCGCCCGCAGCCGCTCCGGCCGCGCCCGCGATTCCGGCCAGCGCCGCGCCGCCGACGCTGAGCAGGCCGAGACCGAGCCCTACCCGCCGGACCGACACCGACAAATTGCGGAAGCTGCGGTCGGCCTGCGCCGCGCTGTCGGAGTTGACGTTGACGTTGATCCGGCGATCCCGCAGCTCTCGCAGGGCGAGCGCGACGCGGTGTAGCGCGGCCTCGTCCACCTGGAGGTCGATGCGGATAGTGACGTTCTTGTCGGTCAGCCCGCGAATCGCCCGCAAGGCAGGCGCGATGTCCTTGAGCTTCTGGATATCGGCGTCCGACATCGCGACATTCACCCGGATGGTGATGTTCTTGTCGGTCGCGGTCCGCAGCGCGCGCAGGGCAGGCGCGAGATCCTTGAGCTTCTGGATATCGGTCGCGGCGATGGCGGCGTTCAGCCGGAAGGTGATCGTCTTGTCGCTGATCTTCGCCAGCGACCGCAGCGCCGATCCGGCGCTCTTGAGCTGCTCGACATCGGCCTGCGTGACGTTGGAGTCGAGCCGTAGCTTGATCTCGACATCCTGCGGTCGGACCAGCGCGAGTTCCCGCTGCATCTGCCGGATCGCAGTGCGCGTGTCGATGTCGAGCTTGACGGTGATGCCGTTGGGCTGGACCGCCGCCAGCTCCCGCTGCATCCGCTTGATGGCGGTGCGGGCGTCGATGTCGAGCTTGACTTCGAGGGGCTTGGCGTTGAGCTTGGTCTGGACCTCGGCCAGCGCCGGGGTGAGGTTCCGGGTGAGTTCAGCCGCGATTCCGCTGGCGTCGATGGAGACGCCGAAGTTGATCTGTCCGACTGATGTGGCCACGCCGCCAGACTATCGGCGTGGCCCGCAGCCTCAGCTGTTCTTACTCTTCTCGATACGCAGGTCGACCAGGGCCTGGATAAGGGATTGCAGGCTCATGGCGGTGTCGTGCCGGGTGAGTTCCTTGATCACCTTGGCCAGCGACGCGGGGCTCAGGTGGTTGGCCAGGAAGGTGTTGAAGATGTCCAGCTTAAGATCCCCCAGACCCTCCAGCTGCTGGAGCATCGAGATCGCCATCAACGCGGACTGATTCGGAATCCGGACTTCCAGCTCCAGCCCGGCATGGACCAGATGCGCATGAGGCCACGGTTCCGGTTTCGGAGCCTCGTCTTCCGGCGCGGCGTCTTCCGGCTCCGCCTTGAGAAGGTCCGCCGTCGTCGGCAGACCCGTGGTGTCGATGAAGTCATGGGCGGCGGGTACCGCGAACCCCGCCGCTGTCCCCTGCTGACGCCCAGCGCGCTCCTGCGCCAGGGCCGCGCGCTCCGCTTCGATCTGGCGACGCTCGGCTTCGATCTCTTCGAAGCTCATCTCTTCGATCGGCTTGCTCATTGAGGACCTCTCTCGTGGTATGGCACGGAATCAGTCTAAACGCCGTGAGAGTCGATCTGCGGATCAGCACTGACCACGCGTTCGACGGCCGTCGACAGGAACGGCTGAGCGCGCTGCCCCGGGTGGTTGACCCGCCGGGCGAACACCACTTTGCCGTCGATCTCGAACCGCAGCGCTCGGGCGTTGCGGGGACGGATGACGTGAGGGCGCGCCCCTTCGTGCACCGGGGCGGCATAGGGCGCGTCGGCCGAGATCCCGCTGTCCACCCGCCACGGCCCTGTCCGGCGAACCGGGTCGGAATGGATGGAGGCGCGCAGCCTGCCGGTGCGCACCGGCACGATCCCCTTCGCGACCACGGACACCGTGCTCACGAAGCCGCGCGCGAACAGCTCCAACCGGTCCATGACGACCGTCTGGAGCTGCGCCTCATCAATCGACAGAGACGCCGTTGGAGACATACCGCTCCCATACCTCGATCATCTGGGCCTTGGTCGCATCGGCGGGGTACTCGACACCCCTGCTGTCGAGGAACTCCGCCCAGACGGACTTGGCGGCGCTCTCCGCCGGAGCGCCGGTCAGGGCCTTCTCGTTCTTCGCCGCCTCGCGCTGCGTCTCCACGATCTGCACCACGTGCTCCACGGCGGGCTGGTCGGCGACCACATTGACGTAGCCCTTGGAGATGAGCTTGTTGATGAAGGGGGTGCGCTCGACGGTCAACCGCCTGCCCGGACGAAGAAAGGTCGTCGGGATGGTCTTGCTGCCTTCGATGGTGACCTGAGCCATGATTCCTCCTACGTTGAGATCGCTGCGTACAGGGTGCCAGTCCAGGCGATGACTCCGCCTTCCGGTCCATACGGCACCACGGCGTCCATTGCTTGCATGTCCGAGCACTGTGCGCGCTTCATGAGCGTGGAGGCGCGGCACAGTGCCAGCTCGATGCGGCCGGAATCGTCCAGGCTGATCTCGGCCTCCTCCGCCAGCGCCTTCCAGTCCGGCCCATCGCCGCTCTCGATCACCGCGCACCGGGCTACGCCGATCTCCACGGCCGCCACGATCTGAGCCGCGCAGTTGTCCGCGCCGACGTAGGGCTGCGGGAAGGACTGGCTGCGATAGCGCCGGGCCAGACGCACCCAGAGGAAGGGATCGCTGCCGCACCCGGCGTCGGAGATATGCAGGT